GGTCTAATGCAATTTCCCAATGCATCTCATCTTTGCGTAACCAGTTACCGCCCCAGTTAAGGCCGTATTTTTTAGTTAATGCCTGGATCATTGGAATTTTCTCAGCTGGGAACGTGCCAGCCTTACCTAACGGATGCTTAGTCGCATTAAGGTCTATGGCTGTACCGCTGCTGTGGTTACTTAACTTGCCTGGTACGCCTCGAACATCACGATAGCAGTAGCCCCAATCATCTAACGTGCCGCCATCGATCGGCTCGATCAGTTCATTAAACTGCTCAGCAAAGGCAACTAATAAGGGTGCAGCAAAGTATGCGCAACGTAGCTTTATCTTTGTACCCTTGATCGGGTAAGAATTAATACGAATCGACTCAACATCTTTAGATGCTGGCCAGCCGTTATAACTAATTGCTGACATCTGGCACGATCCATTGGCAGGTATCCTCATCAAACCCTGTAGCGTTATCAGGTTCTGGTGCGATAAATGCATCTCGCAGCTCATCGTAGGTAAAGCCAATGCCTGCGTAATTCTTGCGTATATTGCCGTGGTAGCTAGTTCGCTTACAAGTCTGGCCTCTAAAATTACCGTACCAAGTTTCGGTATCTAAACCTTCAATTAGTTCGGTTTCATCAATACCAGTAATAACTTCCGTAACGATATTGTTATCATCTAAAAATGCGTAATGCGCCATTATGCCCAGCTCACATTTCCAGTACCAGCAGTAATTGTAGTTACCTTAAAGCCACCACTAGGGCCTGCTGTTGTACCTGTTAAACCTGCACCTATTGTTATAGTTTTTGAATCTTGATATTTCAAAATCACAATACCTGAACCGCCTGTACCACCAATAGCACTACTGCTACCACCACCGCCACCACCGCCACCTGTGTTAGCTGTGCCAGCAGTTCCATTAGCACCTGCACCAGTACCACCAGCACCACCACCGCCTGTACCACCTGCACCGCCAGCTGATGGAGATCCACCGCCACCACCACCTGCTCGTGTAACCGATGATCCAGTTATTGATGAAGCTGTGCCTGCGCCGCCTGCGCCAGAACCACTACCATTACCAACAGCACCTACGGCATTAGCACCGCCGCCACCACCTGTATTACTTCCATTTCCTACGCCACCATTATTACCTTGGGATGGGCTAGTCGATGGTGTGTTGCCTGTACCGCCACCAGTCGTTGCACGAGTACCACCGCCTGAACCACCATCACCGCCTGGCTCTACACCTGTCGAAACGTTGTTCGCGCCGTAGCCACCACCTGCGCTGGTAATTGTAGAAAATACAGAATTATTGCCTTGTACACCTGGGCCAGCTGTGCCACCTGCGCCGACTGTTACCGTGTAATTAATTGCTGGTGTAGCAATAAAACCTGAGGCAGTTCTATAACCACCTGCACCAGCACCGCCACCGTGGTTAGAACCACCACCGCCGCCACCAGCTATTACTAAATACTCGACTAAAACATTTTCATCTTTTAATCCAGTTATGCCTGCAGTAATTGCGCCGATCATTAGGCCACCGCACCAATAATTGTCCAGGCATTTGTGCCAGTCTTAACGCAAACTGCTGCCTTGTAACGTGCTAATACTGGGCTTGCTGGTGTAGCACCTGCACTTGTAATTGTAGTTGTGCCTGGTGTTACTGCGTTAATTGTTGTAACGCCTGCGCCTATCTGTAGCACTGTAATAGCTGTGCCATTAGGAAACGCTAACGTGGCATCGGTAGGTATTGAAAAGGTATTACTAGCTGCGTTATTCATCGTTACTAGCACCTGGTACTGATCGGTTGATACCGCTGTATAACTCGTACCTGTTTGAGCATTAAGCGTAAAGGCCACAAGGCCATTAAACATGCCGCTAGTTAAAACGTCGCCCGTAACTGCTGGGAACCCTGTGGCCATTTATTTATCTCCTCTAGTATGAAAGTACATTTTGTCCTAAAACCCCATAGTTAGCATTACCAATGATAAACCCATCGATCACGGGCTCAAGTGTAGTAAAGGTAGTGCGCCATTTATTCGGTGTAACGCTGTGTGCCACGCCAAATACTTGAAGTGTTTTTGTCAGAGTCGAGCTACCCGGCTGATTTGTCGTGATCGTTACAGGATCAAAGAAATCAAGATCAAGCGCGGCTACGATGCCATTGGCGTAATTATCTGTGTAAAGGTCTAGCTCGATCGCATCGCATCTAACGCTAGTTTCAGCGCGGCTTGCAACGTAGGCACGGGCGTAGTCCAGCGCGACCGCATCGGTCTGCATAAGTAAATTCTGAATATTGTAAGTATGGGCAAAATATTTTTCGACACTAGCTGCGTTAGTAGCGTTTTGTACTGTGCCACCTGTACGGGTCACGTTAGCCTGGTTAAATACAAGGGTGTCATCTAATCGCCAGACGGCGTTAAAATAGCCGATGTCTGTGCCGTTATCGTTAAACACGGTAGGCGTACCGCCGATACTGGCCACGGTTACGGTGCGATCCTGAAATACGAAAGAGCCAGATGCATCAACATAAAACGCGCCATACTCGCTATTTGTAACGGTTTGTAATGCAGCCAAGGATGTACGAGCTGTGCCGGGGTCTGCCTGCATAGTAGTTAAACCTGCATCAACATCACGCATAGATGCTGGCCAGTCAATTTCATCAAGTATCTCGTTAATCCGTGTGCCACTTAGGTCGCCTGCAGTTGCACCTGTAACGGTACTGATCTGAGCATTTTGAGCCAGTCTTAGGGCATCTACGGCTTGGATGACTGTATAAACAACATCGTTAGCATTTTTAGGGGTAGTCGTGGTGTAACTGGTAATAAATCCCGAAAACATGGCATAAGTGCTGCCAGCATAAGTAGCCGATATAGATACCTTACGCATTGGATTCAATAAGCCAAAATACGGGCTGCTCGGGTTTTGCGGATTAAAGTCGCCGTTTTGATCTACGATCCGCAGGGTTAGAGTACCTGTCTGAAATTCATCGGCCTGCGGATTACGGCCGCGCTTAATGCTTACGCTATCGACTACGTTACTTACATCTACGATAACTGCAGCTGAATCGGCAAGGATATTAGTACCAAGTATGCCTTCGCCAAGAATAAATGCTTGGGCAAAACTAGGGCCAGTAGAAAAATTAATGACCGCGTTAATTACTGGGACTGTCATTAGCCGGCATCCACTAAGAATCCAGCAGCTGTGCGTGGCAAACCTTGCCTATTGGCATTTAGTAACGCATCGTTTACCTTTTCGGTAAAGTCATCACCATCTAATACGTTGCCTTCAATAACAATAGTAATTTGTGTTGGATTAGCAGCATCATAATTGCGATCTCTGCTCTGAGTAGGATTAAAAGTCATACCAGCACCAGGGGCAGTATTAGTAGGTGCTGCAGCTAAGGCAGCGGCGGCGGCAGCAGCAGCGGTTTGGGCGGCAATTTTCTCATCATAATTGCGATCTTTGCTTTGAGCAGGGTTGTTAGTAATACCAGCACCTGCAAGGGCGGCTGCGGCAGCAGCGGCAGCAGCTTTGTCGGCTGCCTCTTTTTCGGCAGCACCGCCAAGTATCGCTGCAGTTTCGGCGGCAGCTTTGTCTGCGGCAGCTTTGTCTGCAGCGGCTTTAGCAGCAGCGGCAGCTGCGGCGGCGGCAGCAGCAGCGGCTTGATCGTAATTGCGATCTTTACTCTGAGCAGGATTAAAATCAACACCTGGAATTAAAGTAGTCATGCCTACACCTAATTTACGCAGAGCTTCTAACGCTAAAGATAAACTGCCAGCCCATGTAGAAAATGGATCTTTAGCCTGACCGATTGCTAAGAGATCGGCAGCAATCTTGGCATTTTTTGCCTGGATCTCCTCTAACTTCTTGGCTAGTTTCTCGGCTTTATCAGCATCCTCATCTGCAATAGCCTGCATAAGTTGTAAGCGTATTTTTTCTTCTTCGCTTATCTTGCCTTTTAGCGCAGCGGCTATTTGAATCTTTTGTATTTCAAATACAGCAGCGGCTTTAGCAAGTTTGGCTGCATTAGCTGCGGCCATTTTATCGGCCTTAATCTTATTAGCTGCGGCTTTTTTATCGGCTGCAATTTTAGCGGCAGCAGCTTTCTTTTGATCTGCTTCAAATTTCTGGGTATCCATATTTGAGCCGCCAGTCATGGCAACGTTACCCATGCCTTGGAAACCCTTAATTTCTTTGATCAGATATGCCAAACGCTGTGGGCTAAATCTGCCTAGCAGATCAGTTACGCCGCTAAATAAATAACCGAAAATGCCAGCACCGGGTATGGATTTGACTTGCTCTTTTAGATACACGATCGAATCAACGAAATTAGCCAAGGATGTAGCTGCGCCTTCAATATCCGCCCCAAGGGTAGATATGCTGTCATCATCGCCCAAAGATTGCAGGGCATTAATAAGGCTTGTACCGATAATCTCTTTAGCATTATTAGATGCAATAGCCAGTTTGTCCATTGAGCCAGCAAAAGAATCTGCAGATGTCTTGGCTGCGCCTGCAAAGGTTACGGCTAACTGGTCTGTTATCTCTTTGAAAGATTTAGTTTTTAGATCGGCTTTAGATATGCCTATGCCTAATTTACTAAGCGTGGCGTTATTGCCCAGATAAGCCTTTGATAATGCAGCTGTAACTGATTCTAAATCTTTGCCACTATTCGCGCTTATATCCATCGCGATACCCATTAAGCGTTCAGTTTCAGCTGTATCGCGTGTGGCTATTGCTAACTTTGTATAGGCTGGGCGCAGCTTGTCATCGACTATGCCAAACTCTTTTTCGATGCGCTGTATGTAACCTTCAGCGGTTGCTGCATCTCGACCTAAGCCTACGTTTTTAAGTGCTAGGGCTAATTGCTGTTGCGCCTTCTGATCTGCAGCTGCAGCCTTTACCGATGCCTTGGCATATGCCAATACCCTAGTTGCGCTAAACGCGACTCCAAAAGTCTTAGCTAAATTCTTTACATTTTTAGATAGTTGCGCCGTAGATGTATCTGCCTGCTTAAATGCCTTTTTGCCAGTAAATTCGGCGGCTATATCAATTCTTACGGATGGATCTACGGCCATTAGTTATACCCCACAGCCTTGTTAAACTTATCCCGAGATAACTCAATAGCCTTAATAACAGCTGCGTTAGTCTTGCCGCCATCCTCTTTCCATGCGCGAAAGATTGCGCGGCCTTTCATCTTGCGGGATCTACGGCCTGCGCCTGTTTGATTATTGGCATCTACAATTACGCCATACTGGTTAATGGCTTGTACGAATATCGAACCAGCATATGGGTTACGGCTACGACCCTGGCCTTTATTAGCACCTACTTTATTTTTACCAAAATCTTTGTGACCCGGTACTTGCACAATAAATGCAGCACCTTGTTCACGGCCATTAGGATTTACACGGCCAGCAGTTTCATAGATTGCACCCGATGCGGATGCGTTTTGAATACGCGCTAATGCTCTAAAGCCTTGGCGGTTAGGCTTGCTAGGTGTGGTTTTATAACCTACTCCACTTCTAGCAGCTGAGCCTTCCCATAATGGGAATTTTCCATCTATAGATTCTTTACCCCAGCCCGATAACGGTGCTTGGCGTGGAATAAACCCTTTAGCTTTAGTTGCTATTGGTCTAAGCAAATTAGCCATTTCTGCTTGCGTTTGTTTTGCTAAATCAGGCGTAAATTTCTTTAAGGCTTTACGAAGTGCGATTCCGCCTATTACCTGTGCTGGCATCTCGCATCTCCTTATTTCGGTCTTTCATCGCCTGCAATAAAGTCTTAAACATCCTGCTATCTAGTGCTAGTAAATCGTTGGGCGCGATACCCGTTTCCAAACTGATCCGTGCGATCAAGTAAGTAAACGAGTCACGCCCTACGCTTC